GTTTGATCGTCGTCAGGACCACTCCGGCCGCTGAGTTGTCCCACGTCCCAGATGCCACTTTCACAAGCTTGTTCGTCAGTTTGCCCAATGGTTGTTCGACACATCCCTGCTTGCTCATGAAACTTCCCCATCCATGCATTTTCACGGATCCGCTCACCGAAGGCGCTATGAGTTTGGCTGATGGCCCTCCAGCCACTGCCGTCTCTACGCGCACCCCAGGAGCGATGGAATCCGTTGCTGCCTTGGCAATTCCTTCTTCCAGATCCTTCTCTTCAGGCGCGCCTGCACGTCCCACCGCTCGCTTACGCATGCGGCGCCACTTGTGCAACGCTTCCTCTTCTTCTTTGCTCAGCGCCAACTCCAACATCGCGCCTCCTTTCGTCTTCACGAAGGCGGATATATTCTGAGCAGCCAGCCCCGCAAAGCCTCCCAAGCGGAAGTCTGGCCCCATCGCGATCTCCGTCTTGATGTACGCCGTCGCCGTGATAGTCGTGTCCACTTTGGGGAATGCTTGCATGAGAACTGCAGCAAATGCCCCACCACACGTCTTTGAGCTCCACGAGAAATCCGGGGTTGTACCCGCAGCGGATCCCATCGCGAAACCCATGTTCGTTTGCACGAGTGGTACAATGAACATTTTCTCCGTCGACCCTGTCACCGTCATGATGCCGCAACAGACCGCACTGGTGTCGGGCACCCCTGATCCAATCGTTGTTCCAGGGGGCCACCAGAATAGGCCAATCACGAGCACCACATCACTCGACGTCACGACACTCATTTTCACCACCGCCATCTGCGCTTGCCAGCGCTTGTACATGCGGGAGCAATGATAGAGAGCCGTAGCATCGATTGTGTACGAGTTCGGCGTCCCTGGCGTTCGCAGCCTGTTCGCAAGCCACGGCAACGCCAGGTAGAAGAGATTCTGTCGCCCTGCCGCTGAGCCAGCAGTCACAGTGTCGAATCCAATAGGCCAGAACTCTCGACACATCTCTTCAAAATCAAGCGAATTTCCTCCAGGCGCCGTCTTCTGCAGCCTGTTCGTCCCCAGCGCTCGCACGTACGCGATTCCTCGCGTGTAGTTCTCCCACGACATCGGGAACATCGGACTCACTCCCTGCTCAAGCCAGGGCTTGTCCAAAGCGGCGAACTTCATCCCCGCCTTCAAGATCGAGTCGGTGTGTGGCGCCAATGCGCCCACCACATTCGACACGGTCCCTCCCAACGTTCCGAAGAACTGATTGACTCCATTCACGAGCGTTGTGAAGAATCCTTCATCATGCACCGGCGCTGGGTTCGCCACTGATAGCATCTTCAGAGCCGCCTCCTTCTTCGGGGCCGGCACTGGTCCGCCCTTCTTCTTGTGCTGCGTCTTCTTCTCCTTGATATCCTCTTTGACCTCCGATTTCGCCGTTCCTTCTTCCACTTCTCCAACGACGAATCCTTGTCGGTCAATCACCTTGACGCCCTTTCGCACTGCCGTTGTCAGCATCGAACGCTGATCCCGAATCTCCAAAATGTCAATCGTATTGCCCGACTTCTTGTAGATGAGCACAACCGGCTTTCCGTCCCACTCCAGGAACGTATAAACCGGCTCCTCATTCGGAATCAC